TCAGCCAGACCCTTATACCATTGAGGATATTAAGAAGAAGGCGGCGGAACTCTATGAGTTTGTAGAGAAGCAATAAAAATAAAATTGGGGAGGTATTACCTCCCCTCAAAAGGAAAAATGTCAGATTTTAAAGGTGGGTACAAAACAGAAGTAGCTAGATATGAATTAATTCCAGAAGAAAGAATATTATTTGAAAAACATATAGAGACTCATGATTTGGTAGACTTGGCTGGAAGAATCGAAAAGGGTGAACCTCATGAGATTAACCCTGCTTATGGTGGAAAAGGATATACATATCTTTATCCTGCAGCAGAATATTTGGGTAGAGTTAAAGTGGCACTTATAGACAATAAATGGAATTTAAACTGGGAGGATAACCGTGGCCGAATATATTAACGAAGAACCTTGTGAATTTATTTACAAGATAACCGCTGTAGAAAAAGTTGTAGATGGAGATACTATTGATGCAGTTTTTGATTTAGGTTTCGATGTACGGATATGTAATAGAATTCGCTTACTAGGAATCGACACACCAGAATCACGAACGCGAGATTTGGAAGAAAAGTTTTATGGAAAACTAGCATCAACGGCCCTCAAGTCCTGGGTACATTGGGCAGTCATGTCAGACAGAGATGATATTGAAATTCAATGTCGATGTCCAGAATCGGATAGCAGAGGTAAGTTCGGTAGAGTACTAGGAGAACTTTGGATAAATTGTACAGAAGACGGACACGATTTTGCTGGATGGACAAACATAAACAAATGGATGTGTGAAAGTGGTTACGCAGTAGGATATTTTGGTGGAAGTAAAGAAGAAATTGAAGAGGAGCACATGAAAAATAGACAAGTGCTTTTAGAACAACAAGGTGTTAAATATGAAGGAGAAAAATAATGGATATAGATGAAGAAGCAAAACAAATAAAAGTTACAGGAAATAAGTCTATAGAATCCCGTAAAAAAATGAATTTTATGGCAAGATTTGCATTGTCTGTAACTATCTTAGGAACATTCATTTTTTTAATTTGGTTATTGTTCTTTACAGAATTAAAAGCCGACTCTCGGGACCTGGTAAATATTTTGATTGGGGCCTACGTAGCGGTCCTAGCGAAAAGTACAGATTATTGGTTCAAAGATAAAGATGATCCAGAACATAAAGAATCAGAAACATTAAACAATGGCAGTTAAAATGAACAACTCCATGATATTCATGGGAAATATTGAGCAGTTGGTTCAAAAAACCAAGATGACTTATATAGATGCAATTATGCATTACTGTGAAGAAAATAAATTAGAACCAGAAACGGCTGGTAAAATGGTCGGTGGAAAATTGAAACAGAATGTACAGGATGAGGCAGAAGACCTTCATCTTATTCCAAGAACCGCTAAACTACCAATATGAAAGGAGAGAAATTGGTGAAGACCTTTAGGGGTTGACAAATAAAAAAAGTATGATATAATATAGTTACATGATGATTAAGTGAATAAATCGCAATACAATCAATACAACGCAATACGAAATATACGAAAGGAAACATATGTCGTTCGCAGATATGAAGAAAAAACGTGGAGATAAACTCCAATCCCTCCTAAAAGAAACCGCAAAAATAAATGCTCCCACAAAAGGTCAAGGTGATGATGATCGTTTCTGGCGTCCAGAATTGGACAAGTCAGGTAACGGTATGGCAGTAGTTCGTTTTCTGCCTCCTCCTGAAGAAGAAGACCTGCCTTGGTCACGTTCATGGAATCACGGATTTCAGGGACCAGGTGGCTGGTACATTGAAAACTCTTTGACTACTCTTGGTCAAAAAGATCCAGTAAGTGAACACAACTCACAACTTTGGAATTCTGGTATTGAGGCAAACAAAGAAGTTGCCCGTAAACAGAAACGTAGGCTCACCTATGTCTCTAATGTTTACATTCTAAAAGACCCATCAAATCCTCAGAACGAAAATCAAGTTCGCCTGTACAAGTATGGGAAGAAAATCTGGGACAAACTCAATGATAAGATGAATCCTCAATTCGAAGATGAAACTCCAGTCAACCCTTTTGATTTATGGGAAGGTGCGAATTTCAAAATAAAGATTCGTAAGATTGATGGTTTTTCGAATTACGATAAGTCAGAGTTTGAGACTGCTTCTCCTCTTGATGAGGATGAGTCTAAGATGGAAGAAATTTGGAAAACAGAACATTCATTAGAAGCCTTTACTGATCCAAAAAACTTCAAGACTTATGCAGAGTTGAAAGAGAAATTGGATAGAGTACTTGGGTTAACCACATCTACTCCTACGGATGCTCCTTTTGATGGAGGCAAACCTATGACTACTCCACATGTGCCTCCTGCTACAGCTGTTGCACACGTACCATCTACTACAGCAGAGTCTGAAACTAATTCAGATGAATATTCATACTTTGCAAAATTGGCTGAGTAAGACTAATGAATAGTGACAATACTAATACGTATGTTGGGTTTTTATTTATGGTCTTGTTAGTATTATGGGCGGCATCAAGTTGGGGTGATCCTGATTTGATTGACGCCCTTATTTACTATTTGTCAGATGGACATTATAAACATTAATTGAGTGTACTGGGACTATCAGAGTTGAATGGTGAAATTGGTGGAGGTGGGAGTATCATTTGTTGATTTTGATTTATTTGTTGTGGTGAATTATTAACAATATTTACCATTCCGCCTCCTGTTTGTTGTGCAGCAGAACTTTCTCTCTGTAAATCCATAAGAGTTGTGCCAGTTAAATCTTGTCCTTTTAATATCATAGCTGCTTGTAAGAATATTTGTGCCGCTTGATTATCTAAAACGAATTCTCCTTGAGACAAAGTAAATAACCCACCAGATTCTAGTCCCATTGTTTTACCAATAGTCCCTGTAGCGAATGGTGACATTCCGATAAATCCACCTTCTTCCTTTTTCTTTACATATTGTTTTGGATCCAAACTTTGTCCCTCAGTATCCAAAACTTCTTCAAGTGTACTCACTTGTGATCGTACTGTTGTTTCAAGAGTTTTTCTTTTCTCTGCTAATACTGTATCGGTTTCAGCTAGTTTTGCTTTCTTTTCTTCAAGCTTGAGTTGATTACCAGTCATTTCCTTCTGCAGAGCAAGCCCTGTCTTGAACATGATCGACTGATCTTCTATGTTGTTCAAATTGGATCTAGAAAAATCGGAATTATTCCTTAATATTTCAGCTATTGCATCCTCACTTAATTGAACATCACCGCTTGCTAATTGTTTAGCTGTAACATCTGGACCCATAGTTTTTTGAACAGCTGCTAACATACTTTCCCAACCTTTTGCGGTAATTGTCTCATTAGCACCAGAAACATCTGCCGTGATGCCACTCGAATCAAGCCGCTTCTCTCTTCTTTCTATCCCACTTATTTGGACCCTTAATTTCTGATTAGCTCTTTCTTGTTTGCGAGCCTCTTCTCCCATTTTTTCATCGACTTTTTCTTGAACTATAATTTCTTCTGATGCTCTTATATTATCGTTAATTCTTTCTATTCCCGTTTCATTACGTCTTATGTCAGCCTGTTCACGTAACAGAGATGTCTGAAGAGATGTAACCCTCTCATCATCTCGTTTGTCACCGAGGGCGAGTTCTGCTTTGAGTTGTTTTTCCGTTTCTTTGGTACTTCTGGTTAGTATTGCATTTTTCCTTTCCATCCCTTCTTTATCGCCTTCCATTTCTTTTCGTCTTCCGGCGGCGGCATCTTCTACAGTACCAAATACGGATGTAATTCCTTTGAACATCAGGTTATCTTTTCCTAATACACCCTGCAACATTTTCAATATAGCTTCTTTATTGAATATACCAGTTATAAAATCAGCAATGCTCCGGCCAAAACTTTGAAATGCGTCTTCAATACCAACTTGAATTTTTGCAAGTTGAACAGTTGGATCAAGAATAAAGTCAGCTATAAAATTAAAAATGCCCAATACACCTTCAATTATAGAACCGAGAGCACTTCCCAACATGGTGAAAACTCCCATTATTGTGGTTCTGTTTTCACCTGTTCCTTTTTCTCCTATATCTTTGATCATTTTCCCCACCTTATCAAAGACGAGGCCTACTTTTGTTTTGAGAGTTCCGAAACTTTTGGCTATACCATCAAATTTTGTAGCGAAACCTTCTCCAAAACTTACTGCAATATCTTTAATAAATTTTATAATTGAAACTATTATTTTGGCAGCAGTATTGATGAATGCATTATCAGTTTTTGCTTCCTCACCCAATGCTTCTGAACCAAGAGCTGATGCAAGGTCTAAGAAAAACGAACTAATTTTTAAAATTGCTGCTCCTACAACTTCCGCAGCAGCCATTAGTCCACCTGTAACAGCTTTACCAGTCTCATCTGCTATACCTGAACCTGAAAAGGCTTTTACAATTTTATCAAATACTGCTTTAAATGTATTCCAAGATTTACTAAACCCTTCAATTTGACTTGAAAATCCTTCATCAAAAGATTTAGATAGTTTTTCTACAAATTCTATGACTGCTACTATCGTTTCACTTACTGCAGTAAATGTACCTTCCGTAAATGCTTTTTTACTTTCTTCATCTATTTTCCATGATTCAGGAACGAATGAATTCCATACATTCATTGCCCCTTCAACTACTTTTGATATTGCGCCTGCTACTCCATTTGCAATGTTCATTTTTAGTTTGTCAAAATCTTCTTGGCTCATAGTCATTGAAGCAATTGTAACAGCAGCAAAGAATCCAACAACTGCAGCTAAACCTGCCCATAATGCCATAACTGAAGTAAGCATTAGGGGTAGTTTAGCGAGCCAAACAAGAGGCTTTAGAAGTAATAATGCAAATTTACCTATTCCCTTAAACAATCCCGTGAAGATTGAAAAAAGACCCTTTAACATTTTACCAAACTTGCCACCTTTACCGGCTCCGTCTCCTCCACCACCACCATCTTTGTCACCATCTTTGTCTAGACGACTTTTTCTATCAGCTTCTCTATCTCTTTCTTTTTGACGCGAAATTTCATCATCTTGTAAACCAAATATTCTACTTAATGTCGATGAAGTCTTTGTTGTATTCTCTTGAACTACTTCTGTGGTTGGCACCAATGAATCTAGAGATGTAGTCTGATTTTCAGATTCAAACTGAACCGATTCGGTAGTTGTTACTAATGAATCTATAGCCGCAGTCTGTCCTTTACTTTCTTCTAGATTTTTTTTAGTGACCTCTCCGAGTTCTGCCATTTTTTATCCCTTCATTTTGCGGTTTTGTTCTTCAACTCTTTCGTTTTCTTCTTTAATCCATTCCTGTAGTAACATTACATATATTGCTCTCTCAAAAGGCATCATATTATCTAATTCTGTTAGACTCCAATCATGATGCTGAATCATGGCGAAGTTTGTGTGATAATAGTTCGCCAGGGAATCGTGACTCAGCGCTATCCGAAAAAAGCGTCAATCCCCTCAAGTATCATAGATGTCTTCTTATCACATTTCGGACATTTCCATTCTATAGTATGTTTTAGTCTCGGCATTCCTTCAAAATAATCTCTAATTTTTGAAAACTGGTCTGTGCTAAGAGATTCGATGAATTCAGTTAGTTCTTTTTTAGTAGAATCTTTTGCTTTAAATATTTCATCTTCATCCCAAATATATTCAATGCATTCATTAATCAGTTTAAATATATCCTCAGACTTCATATTTACACCAAGAGTGCCTGCATATTTTGATACTGTTTCAAGTTGAGGATAATTCATTTTTACCCCAATAGTATCCGTAAGTTCAATTTTGCTTTCGGTCTGTTCTGAAGAATCTACTACTATGTCATCAATTTTGACATTTATATTACAAACTTGATTACAGTTTTCTCCTTCTTCCTCTTCACATACAACATTACCTGGTTTTCTAAGATCAAGATTTATTACATCACCAATTGATCTTCCTCTAAGTTGAAGGAAAAAATATTCAATATCAAAAGGGGCTAAATCTTTAACCTTTACATGGTTTTCTGTACAGGCGGAAATAATATCTCTCATGGCTTTTACCATTGAAGCGGGAGTACCCTCTTCAATTGCCATTAATAATATCTTTTCTTCTTTTACAAGAAAAGGTCTGTAACTAACTTTTTCACCAGAAGATGGAATTGTCAATTCATAAGTAGGTGTCATCACCTTTGGTAAAGCCATAATATTCTCCTATATAATAATTATTTAAAATTTACTGGATGCCAGTTTTCAAAGCAGGTGCCAGACCTGAGTATTCTTGGGTGGAACTAGTCCACCAACTATATTGTATATCTATTTCAAACTCTTCTAGTTCAGCACTTTCCCAACCCACTTCTATTGCTCCTATTCCTTTTGGCCATGCTTCATGTAATATTACTTCATAGTCTGAATGTTGAGCTGTCAGATGGGTTTCGTTATATTGTGAAATTTTTATTGATCCTATAAATTGTTTATAATATCGCATATTATATGATTCCATGTTCTGGATATATTCAAGCCAATTTGTCCAGAATGTTCTAGGCGCATGATTATTTGTATTTAACATAGTAAGAGATACAGGCTCAAATACCGTTTCGTAAGGAACTGATAATGCAAATTGACCACCACTTCTATAGCTTGCGGTTCCCATAGACCTTCCTGGAAATGATACCGTTTTAGCAAGAAAGTTTATTGTTGCTGCAGTACCATCCTGTAGTAGTCCTCGGGGCGGCGTTATTTCAACAGAAAATCTATTTTTTCTTGCTATACCCCCTAAGTTTTCTACCTTGGACATAAACTGTCCTATTTCAAAATCGGCTGCCATTAAAATACTCCGTTATAAATTTTAAAACATTGTTCCACTATGTGCCCATACTTTCTTTTTACTTGCTTTTCTAAATCTTTCTACTGGTAGAAAGAGTGCTACTTCCCATTCATCAGCATTGACAAGAACAAACTTAGAATTAACCTTACTATTAAGATATCTGTGTACTGTCGGTCTTGCTCTTTTAATCTTAGTAAAACCCTTTAACATATTATATGTCAATTTTAGTTTAGTTGTTTCATCATATTTCTTATTATTTGCAAACATCTTAAGTTGATCCATTAATATAGCTCTATGTTTTGGACTTAAATAATGAAAATTAAGTCCAAGAAATCCATCAGGATATTTCTCAATAGGAAAAACTAAAGGAAAGGTATCATACCAAGGAAGTTTGTCTTTCCACTTAGGATTATAAGAATAGAAATACATTTTTCCAAGTACACTCGTTGCAACAGCACTTTCTTGTCGTGAAAGTATTGTCTGTGGTGTTTCACTAGAAAACTTTCCCTTTGTTCTATTGACAATTGAGCGAAACCAGTTACCCGCCGCTCTTGCTTTAGCAGCTACTTGATCCGTTTTTATTGCGTCTTTTAATTTGTCCAAATAAGATTCTTCTACTGTAGCCATAATATAACTATTTAGTATTGTTAAGAGTGTCCTCTGTTATTATTTGCCATTTCCATCCCTTGACTTCACATAGTGCTTCAGCCGCCTTCCATTTAGCCTCATTGATTCCCCATGTTTTTACTTCTTTAAGGAATCTTCTTCTATGTTTAGGGTTCGGTTTAGGGGGTCTTGTTTGTTTTTTAGGTTTGATTTCAATTAAAGATTCACCTTGAATGGTTTTAACCCAAAAATCTGGATAATATCTATGTATTCTATTGTCAATAGGAGAACGATAGGGTATAATAATCTCTTCACTTGACCATCGCAAGACTTCAGGTTGCCGATCTAGGTATTTCATGAAGGTTAATTCCCAGCCAGATCGATAAATAATTTTAGTATGATCACCCTTATATTTTTTATAATTTTGTGGGCGAAACTTTCCTTTGTATGCCATATAAATATATAGATAGTTAATAATACCAATTAATAATACGGAGAAAAGTAGATGTCGAGGCGCAACGATACAAGTAGAATGGTGTATCTTCAATATCCCAGTACCATTGGTCAGTCTGTTAAGCATTGGGTGTCTTTTTCGGGTTTTGATTTTAAATCACATCAACCCACTCTTGATATAGCATTATACATTCCCGGTGATGCCTTACAAACATCATATAAATCGGAATATGAATCAGTTGGTTTAGGGATGATGGGAGCCGCAGGAAAAGAAGCCGTATCAAAAGTCATGGGTATGCAGGGAACCAAAGCCAATCCCCTGGAGACTATAAAATCTATGGCAGCCTCCGCAATAAAAGCTGCTGGTAGTGAGGGAGCGACTGTTATGGCGATTGAGGCTGGCCAGTTTGCGAGTGGATTTAAAGGCGCAGCCGGAGCAAAAACTATAATGGAACAACAACAAGGCGCTGTACTGAACCCTTATATAACTGCCGCATATAAAGGTCCGTCTGATATGAGAACACATGATTTTACTTTTCAAATGTTACCTCAAACTGAACGAGAATCTAGAACTTGTGTAAAAATTGCGAAAGCCTTTAAAAGGGCTATGCTACCTTCTCATTCTAGAGCAGATAGTTCAACTGCACCTTCAATGTTATTTGGGTATCCTGATCAGTTTGAAATTGCATTTACAGTTAATGGCCATGAAATGCCAAAAACATCATTCAATCCTATGTTTAATATAGGAAGATCAGTATTAACTGCCTGTGATTTAGATTATACTACAGAAAGTGTAGCTCTATTTTTTGATAATACACAATATCCAGTAAGTATATCAATGAAACTTTCGTTTATGGAACTAGAAGTAATGCACAGAGGTAAAATTCAAAAAGGATTTTAAAAACAAAAGAAAGATTAACTATGTCTGAATTTTTTCAACACTATCCTCAAATAGGTTATGATATTACTGGCGCGAAACCTACAAAAACAAAAACCGCTATTAATATTATGATTAGATCAAAAATAAAAAGTGCGATTTCGGATTCTGTTATTGCGTATTTTCCTTATACGATACCAGAAGCAGAACGGCCTGATGTGACTGCATTTAAAATATATGGTGATATAAAATATACCTGGTTAATTTTTTTAATTAATGATATACAAGATCCGATTTTTGATTGGCCGTTAAACTCTAGAGAATTTGGAAAGTATATTAAAAACAAATATGGTTCCCTTGTAACCGCAAAAAGTACAGTACACCATTATGAACAAACTATTAGAGAACGAATAGAAGCAACCAATACAACTGATCCTATTCTTAAGGCTACAATTGAAGTTGATTTAACAACATATAATACTCTTGATGTTGGATCAAGAAAGCTTGTATATTATTATGATTGGGAAGTAGAGAGAAATGAAGATAAACGAAATATTAAGTTAATTAGTGAGAAATATGCTTCAAGTGTACTATCAGAACATGCGGAGAAATATTAATAATGGAGGATAACCAAAGAAGGCACAATACTCAAGGTGTACCTACAGGTGGAGCAACTCATGGAGTCAAATCTGAATTTTTAAAAGCTCCCGTAGAAGGGGCTATACCTTATTTTCCTGGAGATTATGAACTTCAACTACTTACTCTTACTTCACCCAACAGAAAAGGTTATATTAATTTAAAGGCTACATGGTCAGATTTTAATATTTATGAAGATATGTTTGCGGATTGTCTTACTGGAAATATACAGATAGTAGATGGTATAGGATTACTGGAAAGTGTTCCTATTATTGGCGAAGAAACTATTAATATAAAAATCAAAACTGCAGGCATTAAACGACAAAGAGAACAGAATGGCTCAGGACCTTTTGCCGGAAGTCAAAATGAAGGAATAATAAATCTTAAATTTAGAGTGACTAAGATTTCTGACATTATTAAACTTAATGAAGGAACACTTACTTATAAGTTGTCTTTAATTTCTGAAGAATATATTTTAAATTTAAAACAGAAAGTTAAAAAAAGTTCTTTAGATCCTGTTTCTTTGGAACCACGAGCAGTATCTGATGTAGTACGGTCACTCTATAAACAGTTTTTTGAGAAAGGTAGAGCCGGTGTTTCTAAAAAGATTTTTATTGAACCTACTAAAAACCCTACAAATTTAATTATACCAAATTATACTCCATTTAAAGCTTTTAATTTCTTAGCATCTAGAGCAGTATCGGCAGGAAAACATGCAGTAGGATCTAGTTTTGTTTTTTATGAAACTATAAAAGGATTCTTTTTCGTTTCTATGGAAACTCTCATGTCTGGAGGAGGAACAGGGTATGGTGGATCGCAACACGAAGGAGCGGTAATGGCTGCACCCGGAGCTCCACGAACTACAGAATTAGTATATACCGCACCAGAAGAGCCTGTTAAAGAAGTATACGTGGTGAGACCAAAACGAACAAGAGATGATTCAGATGAATTTAAGAATGTTGCCGCAGAAATGACAGCTGTTGATTCATATCAATTTTCTTCTAATTTCGATGTTATAGAAAATCTCTCAAAAGGAATGTATACCAATACTTTACTTACACATGATTTAGTTAGAATGACATATGATAGATTACAATTTGATATGTATGATGTAGATGAACAAGGAACTGAAGTTATTACGGCAATACCCGGCGGTCCTGATGTTATGGAAATAAAAGAATTTGTTAAAGCCGCGAAAGATGCAAGAACTTTTACTGATACATTTACTCATTTACAAAAAGGGAAATTATGTACTCCAAATCAAGATGCATTAAGGAAACAGCCAACAAAAGAGGAAGCACTTTTGTGTTTTTATCCTACAAATCTTGGACATGATATTATTTTCGGAGAAGACCTTGGAGCAGAAGCAGTAAGTGGAGGTATAAAATCTAGTTTAAATATTGTTCCAAATAGGGTAGAACAATGGATGCAATCTCGATTAGTACAGAGCCAACAAATTAATAATATTAAATTAAATATTAGAGCTCCTGGATTATCTACCAGAACAATAGGAGATTTGATTGAATTTAAGTTACCCACACAATTTTTAGATAATCGGGATGGATCAGCTGCAGCTGAAAATCATACGTATTTAAGTGGTTATTATTTGATTACTAAATTGCGGCATCATTTGACTGCCGAGAAATATGAAATAGAATTTGAGGCAATAAAAGATTCTTTATCAAAGTCAGTCGGTGAAGGTAGAGGAAGTGAAGTCGTTCAAGATCCATCAGCTATTGCTAATCAAGTAACAGGGTAAAAAATTATGTCATATTTTATGGGAAAAGAAGGATTTATCTGGTGGCAAGGAGTTGTTGAAGACCGTCATGATCCTCTTTATCTTGGAAGATGTAAGGTTAGAATTTTAGGATGGCATTCCGAAAATAAGAATGACCAACCAACTGTTTCTTTACCTTGGGCATATCCTGTTGCTCCGATTACTTCTGCAAGTCAAACAGGTGTGGGATCTACACCATTAGGTCCCGTGGAAGGAACTTGGGTTCTCGGATTTTATAGAGATGGAGAAGCCGGACAAGAACCTTTGTTTTTTGGAACTCTTGGTGGCATTCCAGAAAAAGATGCGAAAGGTGTAAACAATGATGGAACAGTATCAGGCGGACAGGGATTTCTTGATCCAAGAATAGAAGGTGGTGATAAAGTTGGGCATACATTATTTCCAGATGAGAAAGGATCAAGAGATTTATTTTATAATCCTCTTTCTGATATGGTTCCTAGAGAACCCGCTACTATTATTCATAATGCCAGACCAGACCCCGCAGAAGATGCACAAACTGTTAAAGTAGGTGAAACCCATCACGGAGATATTATTCTTAAAGACGCTCCTGAAGTAAGATCATTAATTGGTCAAACCGGCCCAAACTCTGCGGGTGCACCATTTACTGTTAAGGTTGTAGAACAACCACTTAGATCAACATATCCTGATACAGGTTTAGCAAATACAGAAATATCATCAACTAGAAATTTAGACTATTTACAAGAGCCTACTACAAATAGATTGGCAAGAGGAATTCGTGGAAATACTGATACGAGTGATCCGAGACTTTCTGGTATTGTATTTGAGAAAATGGAAAACCGAAAAGCGGGACAACTAGATATCCCTATTGCTAGTGGCAAGAGTTGGTCCGAACCTAAGATTCCCTGGCAAGCAATCTATCCATACAATCATGTTCATCAAACAGAGAGTGGACATATTATTGAAATGGATGATACTCCTAATTGGGAAAGGATGCATTGGTATCATCGAACTGGTACATTTACAGAGATACATCCTACAGGAATTAAGGTAGATAAGATAGTTAATAATTATTATAATATAATTTTAGGATCAAGATATACACATATTGAAGCAAATGACTATACAACTGTTGATGGTTCACAAGAAAATTATATTCTAGGTAATAGGGCGGATAAAATTGATGGTGATTATTCTGTTGATATAAAAAAGGGTAGATTCAATGTTAGGAATCCAACTGGATGGGTTAATCTTTCATCTTCTAATATGACATTGATGGCGGCGGAGTCGCTTACATTAATAGCCAACGAAGTACTAATAGAAAAAAAATCTTCCTTCGAAAATACAACAGGAGATGAAAAGAAAACAGTAGGTGGAAAATTCAAACTCCAGACAGGATCTACTAGTTTAAATGCTCAAGGCTCTTTAGGATTTCAAGCCGGTGGTGGCCTTTCAATTAATGCCACAGATTCAATAAACGAATCTATATTTGGAGTATTGCCCGGACTCACTATGGGTTACGCTAAAAAAACTACTGCCACTTTAGGTAAGATCGGAATGGAATGTACAGATAATTTACTTACTGGTGGAATTGAAATGAATTTAGGACTTGCTGGTTTAGGCGCGTCTATAGCATTGAAGCCTCTCGGAGATATAGAATTAACTTCTACTTTAGGACTAGGAGGAATTACTGGTTCCGCGTTATTGGGAGATGTGAAATTTAATAGTTTGCTTTCTGATATGAAATTGGGACTTGCAGGTGATGCAAGTCTTTCCGGAGTTATGGCTTCTCTTACATTGGAATCTTCAGGTGCAGCAAATATGTTTGGACTATTGGGAGAAGTTACAGTAAGTG